GAGGTCTTCTTTCACCACCAAACGACTCGATAAAGCATGAATAGCCACGCAGAGGACTCGAAAGGACCTAAGAAGCCTCAAAAGGTCTCAGATCGGCTCACATCGGCTACCGAGAGAACTACAGGACTCTATTTAGGCTCTCCGACTCCCAGAATCCACTCTAAACTTGTGGATCTACCGTCACGCGGCCAAGAATTGATTGATTTCGCGGAAAGTATCAAGCTCCCGCTTCTACCTTGGCAGAAGTTCGTCGCCATGGAAGCTCATCGCGTGAAGCCAGATGGGAGATGGCACAGCCCGCTGGTCTGCGTCGTCGTAGCGAGACAACAGGGTAAGACTACGCTTATGAAAGTCCGAGCCTTGGCTGGTCTGTTCTTATGGGAGAACGGACTCCAGATCGGAACAGCTCATCGACTTACGACATCGCTGGAGACATTCCGAGACATCGTTAACATGATCGAAGAGAACGAACATCTGGCCAGACAAGTCAAGCGAATCCGCTGGGCGCATGGATCAGAAGAGATCGAGCTTAAATCCGAGTTCGGCGGCGGTCGGTACATGGTTAAAGCTGGCGGTTCAGCTGCTCGCGGTATCTCCAAGCCCGAGACTGTCTTCGTGGACGAAACCCGAGAGCTTAAAGACGAATCGACGTGGGCTTCTCTGCGCTACACGATGATGGCCGCTAAGAATCCGCAGCTCTGGACACTCAGTAACGCAGGAGACCAACATTCCCTAGTCCTCAACGCGCTACGCGAGCGCGGAATGAGCGCGGCTAAAGGTGACGACATCGCTTACTATGAATGGTCATCGAACTACGAGAAGATCGACGACACTCCCGCATTCTGGAAAGGTGCGGCGATGGCTAACCCAGCACTCGGCCACACCGTACACATCGATAACATTCGGGCTGTTCTTAACGATCCGCCAGATGTCGTAAAGACGGAAGTCTTATGTCGCTGGGTCGCCACGATCTCAGCTGCTATCCCAGCCGAAGAATGGAATCAGTGTGGAGAAGAAGGCTTAGAGCTTGATCCAGAAAAGACGACTTGGCTGGGGATCGATGTAAGTCCGAATCGAAGAGACGCCGCCTTGGTCGCCGCTCAACAGATCGACGACGAGCGATTCTTCGTCAAGCTCTTACACACTTGGCATAATCCAATTAACTTGGACGATAAAGCGATCGCGAACGACATCGCTCCCTATGTCAAACAGTATCCAGTCGAGACAGTGGCTTATTCTAAGAGAACGGCTTCGGCTATAGCTGCGCGGTTAGTCCCAGCGGGTATTCCGATCTCAGACATTGACGGCGCACTGTACGGCCAAGCTTGCGACGAATTGTTAGGAGCGATCACATCGAAAAGATTACGACACGACCCGAAACAGACAGAACTCTCCAAGCAGATCTTATCAGCTGCGAGACTTCCGTTCGGAGATGGTGGCTGGACTATCGGGCGGAGAGCTTCGCAGTCGACTGTCTGCGCGACGGTTGCGACGGCCTTAGTCACGCATTACGCGACACGCCCACCGATGGATCTTGACATCATGGTCGGCTAGGTGTATCGACTTCTCTAGAATTGCGACATGGGATTATTCGATCTATTCGTTCCGAAGGTTAACGCTGCGTCTCCAGCTTCTATCAGTATCGACGCGGCGGAATCGCTGTACCCAGTTAATACTCTTAACTCTCTCGGCGGCTATTACTTCATGGGTAATCAGACCGCTACTCGTACGGAAGCGATGGGCGTTCCAGCTCTAGCTCGCGCGCGTAACATAATCTGTACGACTATCGGATCTTTCGGAATGCACACTCGTAACGTCGCAACAGGCGAAAAGGTGCAACAGCCGCGAGTTATCAATCAGCCAGACCCGCGAATCGCTGGCTCTGCGTTCTGGTCATGGTTAGCCGAGGACATTCTGTTCTATGGTTACGGATACGCGCGTGTTATGCAACGCTACGCCGACACTGGACGTATTCAGGCGATGGAAAGAATCGATCCGCTTCGCGTAACAGTTACTACTAACGGCAACGGAACAGAGATCGACGGTTACGCTGTTGATGGACTCACAATAGATCCAAGCGAATTAGTCGTCTTTACTGGACTCGATGAAGGAATCTTAAATCGCGCTGGACGTACAATTCGCGCAGCTTCGGCGTTAGAGAAAACAGCTTACGACTTCGCAATAGATCCAAACCCACAGACAATCTTAAAGAACTCTGGCGTAGCACTTCCGAAAGATCGTGTAGCTGCTTTAGTTGCAGCATTTAAGAATCGTACTTCTAAAGCAGTTACATTCTTAAACGGCGACGTATCGATCGAGACGGTCGGTTATGATCCTAAGAATCTACAGCTTAACGAAGCTCGCGGTTACTTAGCCCTGGAGTTATGTCGCGCTGCCGGTCTTCCAGCTTACTTCGCAAGTGCAGAGCCGAACAGTTTTACTTACTCGAACGCACTAAGCGAACGTCGTTCACTAATTGATTATTCGCTTCGTCCGCTTATGACAGCGATCGAACAGCGAATGTCTTTATCGGACTTTACGCCCTTGGGTCAGGACGTGAAGTTCGATCTAGACGACTTCTTACGCGGTAATCCATTAGAGCGCGCGCAGGTTTACGAAATCCTAAATCGAATCGGTGCTATGTCGATCGATGAAATACGAGAAGAAGAGGATCTACTTCTATGAAAATAACTACACCGATGAACATTACAGCGGCAGATTCTAACTCGCGCACAATTAGCGGGCGGATCGTCGCATTCGAGGAAGAGGCGAACGCTTCTACTGGGAAAGTCGTCTTCGCAAAAGGTTCGATCGCTCCAGCTAGTGTAAAACTTAATTTAGAACACGATCGCACTCGTCCAATCGGAAAAACTATGGACATGACTCTAAACGAAGATTCGATCGACGCAGTCTTTAAGATTACGAACACTACGGCGGGAACGGACGCGCTTACGGAAGCGATGGACGGACTTCGCGATGGATTCTCTATCGAGTTAGCAGTCGATGATTACATCATGCAGAAGGACGGCACTATGCGCGTTCTGGCTGGAGAATTAACTGGCGTCGCACTCGTAACAGAGCCAGCGGTTAGATCCGCGCGTGTTAGCGAAGTAGCTGCAACAGAAGGCGAAGAACTCGCCGAAGAGATCTCCGATTCCACAGTGGAAGAGGAAGTAACACCAACAACAGAAGGAGACGAAGTGGACAACACCGTCACAAACGCGGAAACCGTCGAGACGGTCGAAGCTGCTCAGTCAACAACAGCCGCAGCGAAGCCAATCGTAGGCGGATCATTTACTAAGCCACGCTTGGAGTTCACAGCTGCCAAGTATGTCGAGAACACAATTCGCGCAGCGATGGGCGACGATCAAGCTCGCCAGTACGTTCTCGCAGCCGATAACACAACAGATAACGCGGGTCTCGTACCTACACGCCAGATGGCAGAAGTAGTTAACGGACTATCTACAACTATCCGACCATCAATCGACGCAATCTCTCGCGGAACTCTTCCAGACGCGGGCATGACTTTCGAGATCCCTAAGATCACGCAAGCTCCTACTGTGGCAGTAGTCGCAGAAGATGGCGCGCCATCGGATACAGACCAGAACGCCGCGTTCATTACAGTGGACGTAAAAAAGTTCAGTGGCTCCCAGACATTTTCTGTAGAGCTACTCGATCGCACGTCTCCAGCGTTCTTCGATGAGCTAATCCGTAACATGGCAGCAGCTAAGGCTAAGGCCGAGAATGCTTACGTTAACGGTCTTCTAATCTCAGGCTCAACGACAGACGCGACTACAGTCGCAACTTATCCGACAGCCGCAGAGCTTCTCGGAATTATCTCTCGCGGAGCTGCTTCTGTTTACGCAGCTACAGCTGGACTTCCACGTCCTTTCGCGAAATCACTTATCGCATCGACTGGTCAATGGGCTAACCTAATGACTCTTAACGATTCAGGACGTCCAATCTATAACGCTTCACAGCCACAGAATGCGGGCGGTGTAGTTCGTCCAGATTCACTAATCGGAAACGTAGCGGGACTAGATCTATTCGTAGATCCTACAAACGGCGGCGATGGCGACGGAACTCTTCTAGTCGTTAACCCAGACGCTTACACATGGTATGAAGGACCTACTTTCCGCCTACGCGCGGACGTAATCGCTTCTGGCCAGATTACAGTCGGCTACTACGGTTATGGCGCACTAGCGACCAAGATCGCAGCTGGCGCATTTAAGAATAACAAGGCGTAATCCGAATAAATCGATCATCGCCTAGTTCGCTCCCGAGCTAGGCGAGCAGTAGAAGGGAAGGGCTAATGCCTAACATCATTACAGCTGCACAGCTAAGATCCGTCTTAGGTGTTAGCTCTTCTCTCTACGACGACGCTTACTTAAACGACATAATCGACACGGCAGAACAGGCGATTCTCCCGCTGCTTATTCAGAACTCGACGGCTGTAGTCGAATACGAATTAAAGGCTAACGTCGCCACGTTCTACACTCGACGCGTTCACACTTTCGTCGTAGGACAGTCCATCGTCGTAACTGGTCTTCCAGCTCCATTTACAGCCACTCACACTCTTACAGTAGTTACAGACAGTTCGTTCTCCGCAGCTCTTACGAGCGCAGACGTAACTCGTCGCCAGATCATTCCAAACGGAACGGCAACTCTTAGCGGCTATTCAGCTGCGACTCTCTACGTCGGAAACTCATCGATCGAGTCCGCTATCTACGCCGTATCTATCGAAGTCTTCCAATCTCGCACAGCTGCGGGCGGTCAGATCGAAGGTCTCGACTTCGCTTCGAGTCCTTATCGCATGGGGCGCAGCTTGTTAAATCGCGTCGTGGGCCTCTTGGGTAATTACATCGACGTCGACACGATGGTCGGATAATGACCGCCAGCTCGATCTTAACTAGCGTCCGAACTCCATTAAAGACAGCGATCCAAGGAGTAGCGGCTAACACTTACGACTCAGTTCCAGAGTCGCCCATCGTTCCGTTCGCGGCAGTCGTCCCGAACACGCCCTACCTAGAGCCAAGCTTTTTAAGTAAAGGGAACGTAAAACTTAAAGTCAATCTAATCATGACCGTAGGCGTAGCGATCTACGATAATCAGAGCGCGCTCGATAACATCGAGAAGCTCGTAATTAGCATTCTGGCGGCTATTCCGTCAGGGTACGAAGTCGGAGACGTATCGAATCCGATTCCGTTAAACATAGGCGCGTCAGAGATTCTCGCTTGCGAGATTCAGCTTTCGACTTATTACACACAAACAAACTAGGAGACCAACATGGCCACGACCGTAATTACAGGGCGCGATCTTTCGGTTACGATCGCGACCAAAAACTATAACGAGCAAGCAACAAGCGCAACGCTAAGCGGAGATGTAACTATCGAAACTTACGACACTCTTTACGCTAAGGCTTACCGTTCGATCGATAAGCAGTGGACGTTCGACGTCGAAATGCTTGCAGACTGGGGCGCAGCGGATTCACTCTGCGAAGCTCTATGGACAGCGGCAGAGACAGCACCTAACACGACTCTAGCGGTATCGCTAACAGCTGTTACAGGAGCGGTCTTCGCGTTTAACGTGCTACCAATCTTCCCTAGCGTCGGCGGTTCTAGCCCAGACGCTCAAACTGTAACGCTATCCTTTACAGTAGTGGGAACACCAAGCGAGACATTCAGCTAAAAAACAGAATCGGGAGCGAACATGAAACTAAACATCGAAGTCCAATACTTCTCAGGAGAGGCCGTTACATTCGTGGCGGCTTCTCCCGAGTGGTCGAAGTGGGAAAGCAAAACTGGAAAGACTATCCAGCAAGCCGAGACGATCGGAGTAAACGATCTTCTCTTTCTTGGCTACCAAGCCATGAAGCGAGAAGCTGCGGGAACTCCTATTAAGCCTTACGAGGTCTGGATCGAAACGGTCGCGGAAGTCTCAGCAAGTAGCGCAAGCCCAAAAGCTATCCCGTCGGAAGCCTAAATCGACTAATCGTCGAACTCTCTATCGCGACACAGATCCCGATGAGCGAGTGGCAGACGGCGGAGCAGATCTTAACGGCGATAGAGATACTGGAGAAACGGAATGGCAAGTAAGAAGGGTGTCTACTCGATAGAAGTCGAGCCAGCCGCGCTTAAAAACTTGATCCAGACTCTTAATCTTCTCGATAAAGAAACACAAAACGAGATCCGCGACGCAGCTCTT